TATGTTACGGCCGACGCTCAGCAGGGGTCATCAGCGCCGCGAACACATGCATCGGCAACGCGTGACGCTTGGCGAGCTCGGTGAGCACAAAACGCGTGGGCTGACTTGGTCCATCGGCCTCGGCGTTTGCTGGGCGCCAATTCGGGTAGGGCAAGAACTCCTTGGTTTCCAGCTTCGGCGCTTGACGCTTCGAGCCTGAGAACCCATGGGCGATCTGAATGAGGATCTGCGTCAACCGAGCAACAGGAAGCGCGTTCAGGTTCGCCTCCGCCTGCTCACGATCACTCAGCTGAGCCAGCACCCAGCGGATCGTGCTCACGGGTGTGCGTAGGAACCGCTCTCGGGGGAAGTCTGAGCCAAGCGGCGACATCCGGATGCGGACGTAAACCTCGTCCCAGTTCGTTTCTGGGCTGCGAAGCTGGCTCTCGCAAGCCGTCAGGATCTGTTCGGGGGAGGGCTGAACTCCTGCTCCTCCTCGGTCCCCGAGGACTTTCCCTCGGGCTCAGGCCATCCGTCGCGCTCCCACCCGATCAAGCGGAAAATCTCTTCCATGATCTTGGTGGGGATGGCCTCGGTGTCGGCGTCCGTCCAGTCCTCCATCCGCTGCCAGTCCTTCGCACGGGGCAGCTTGACCTCGCCGCGGTACTGCATGAACAGCGTCACGAAGGCGATCTGCTGCTCCACGGCGCCTACGGTGTTCCGCTGGAGCTCTTCGAGCTCACCGGCGTAGTCGTAGAGAAGGTCTTGGTTTTCTTCGTTGGTATTGCTAAGGAGTTCGACAGCTTCTTTTGTGCTAATGCCTTTGTCCTTGGCAATGCGTTGAGCAAGCTTGATTGAGCTAAAAGTGGATCGAGACTGTTTACGCGAAATAACCTCGATGCCCTTGGCCTCACCAGGAACGAGGTCGTGGTACACCGGGAACCTGAACGGGCCAATCTCGTGGTACTTCTCGGGGGCGAAAAGGAGGCTGCTGTACTTACTCATCACGAATGGGGAGCGTCACGTCCCACGCCCTGTAAGGCGTTGGGCTGTTCACCAGCTCAGAAGGTATTTCAACCTCAAGCGTAGCGCCGGCATACGCTAGGCGTATAAACTGGCTCTGGACGAGGGGTTCGAGGAAGAGGGCGCCGCAGTGGAGGGTGGTGTCCTCAACCCGACAATTCACCGCAAATACCGTGTTCAGTGGATCGATCAACAGGTCGTGCGTCATGGCATGAAAAAGGCCCCGGTTAAGGGGCCGTTGTTGTAGTTGCCGGTCTCGGTGGATCAGGCGGTGCGGAAGGTCGTGGTCAGACCCTGCAGCGGGCGCTTGATGCCCGAGGCCGAAGCGGCGCCAGCGGCGTCCACAGCCTGGGTGATGGCACCGTCGGCGACGCGCAGACGGTAGATCGTGGCTGCAGACAGGTCCGCGGTGGGGTTGATGGTGACCACGTTGCTGGCCAGGGAGACCGCAGCGGGTACCTTGACGCCGGTCGAGGCCACTTCCAGGCTGAAGCCAGAACCGTCGGTCTGACCGAGGGCGAGTTGCGTGAGCGCAACCGTGCCGTTGGTCGTGTAGGTGACCGTGACGTTGTTGCCCACCACAACCGCAGTTGCGTTGTCGGCAGGGCTGACGGCGGCTTGACGAGTGCCGGAAGCCAGGAAGAGCAGGCTCGACTGGACCTTACCGAAGCTCAGGCTGCTGCTACCAGCGTCGTAACGGCCGAAGACCGGACGTGCGCGGGACATCAGGTCGAAGGAGATCTCGGTCAGACCCTCGGCGTTGATCTGCTCCTGGTAGTTCTGAATCACGGCGTTGAAGCCCGTGAAGTCATAGATGTAGTTGCCGCTCTGACCCTCGGCTTGGCCCAGCTCCTTCAGGAACTCGATGTAGATCTCGAAGTCCTTGTTGTAGCGGGCACGCTGGATCAGGTTGAAGCCTTCCTCGTAGTTGCCGCGGAACACCGGGTCAACAGAGCCGGCGGGGATCTCGGCGTCCTTCAGGAAGTAGGCGGTCACAGACGCCTGCACCGAAGAACCGGTGATCACGGAGTCCATCCAGCCGTCATCGCCCAGGAGACGGAACTCCTGGTTGTTGTCGTTGATCTGGAAGCTGGTCTGCGTGATGCCCTGGATCTCGATGTAGGACTTGCCCGTTTCCAGGGTGGGCAGCGTGATGTAGCCGCTCGTGTCGCGGGTCGCGAAGTAGCGGGCGGGCGGGGTCAGGTCCACGGCACGGACGACTGTCCGGTGAGCCTTGTGGAACGAGAGCCCAATGGCGTAGTCGGCCATGGTGATGACTCCTTAGGGGATCGGGGGGTTCAACACGGGTCCGAGTACGGACACCGTTAGGGCCTCGAACGTGACCTCAGTGCGAGGCATGTACACGGCTTGGTCCTGGGGAAAGGCGCGGGCTAGACGTCGACGGATGTCGAGCATGGAGGTCGCCATACGCGTGCCTTCTTTGGTTCCGTAGTTGGTGAAGCGCACCTTCCACCGCTCGTAGGAGACGATGGTGCCCACGGAACCGGGGCTGACGATCTCGGGGACGTCGTCGATCGTGCATTCGATGCCGGTGATGGCCCAGTTGGAGGGAACCATTGAGGCACCGACCACGTAGACCGCCGGTACACGGCTGTTGTCCGGGAGGCTGTAATACCCAGGCCAGGCGGTGTTTGCCTTGAGCGTGGTGCCATCGGCCTCGTAGAGGTCGAGGATGTGGCGCTCGATCGTCGTCCGCAGAGCGGTGACGGGTGGGTAGGCCGTTGAGATCGTCATTGCTGCGCCTCGATGGCAGAACGCAGCAGCTGGCCGAACTTGGCCGGGGCCTCTTCGAGAGGGGCCTTTGTCCAGGGTCGACCAGGAAACCTGAGTCCCTCGGTGGAGACCCCGCCCTCGTGGACTTGGTTGGCGTACTCGGTGGGCCAGGTAAACGTGATCGAGCCGTCGGGGTTGACGACACGCGTTTGACTGGCGCGCAGGCGGCCGGTGTCCACGATGTCCCGCACCTTGGGTGGTGTCGGGTAGGGCCACTTCACCGCGGAGATCTCCTGGGTGAAGCGGGTGTCGAGCCAAGTGCCGAGTTGGCGCATGGCTTGCGCCGTCGCCGCTTCGAGCTGTTGGTTCAGTTCGCGCTGGGAGCGGGCCATTAGGTGGGGCCCCCGACGACGCGGAATGTGCCCTCGATGCGCTGCCGCAGATCGCGGCGATGTGCCGCATCCATGGACAGGTCGAAGACCAGCTCAAATCGCCCGCGGTAGCCATTGATCACACAGTCGGCCTGGGAGCCGTTGGTGATCCGTGGGTCCAGAACGGACGGGCTGAGCAGTCGGCCAGAACAGGAATAGGTCGTGGAATCGACGCCGGCTTCCGGTTTCCAAGTCGGAGCCTGGAGCGATAGTGCGGCGAGGTACTCCACAATCTCGGTGGATTGCGTGGCGTTGCCAGTGGTTGGATCCGTGCTGGCAAACCCCGTGCTCACCTCAAACGCCAACTGGGCGTTACCCCAGGGTGCGTAGGCAGCAACGGTGGAAGCCTGGATCGCCATGGTCAGAGCGCAAATCCACTGAGCGGCAGCTGCGCGAACAGCCGCTTGTACTCCTGCCCATACAGCGTTGCTTCGAGCTGATTTCCCGTTGGGGAACCAGTCATCGTCCCAACCTGCAGGCCAACTTGCATGGTGCGGGTCGCCAGTAGGTGTGCAGCCAGGTAGCTGACAGCCTCGGTATGAGTGACAGTCCAGACGTCCGCGGGTGCGGAGCGCCCGGCCTCGGCCAGCGCCCCCTCCACCACCGAGAGCGACTGCTCGCCGAACTCGGGGAAGCGGAGGAGGAACGCGGTGGACGAGGGGACTGCCATCAGCCGTTGCCCTCAGTAATTGCGCTGATGCGCTTGGCGATGGCGTTCTTCAGCCGGATGCGGGAGTCCTTGGCGTCCCAGCGGCGCAGTTGGTCCAGGTCGAAGCTGGCCTCCACAAGGCTCATGGCCTCGGTGAGGGGCAGATCGGCGATGGAGTCCTGCGCCACTGGGGTTGCTTTGGCCTCAGCCACAACCTCCTCGTCCTGGATGCGCAGGGCACCAAGCGAGAGGAGGGTCTTGACCACGTCGTAGTCCTTGATCTTGTCCCAGACGTCCTCGGGGAAGTCACGAGTGACGCCCGAGGTGACTTGGATGTGATCGGTCAGGCCGCCGCCCGCAACGAACGAGAAGCCGATGGTGCACTCCTTGTCCATCGGAGGGTTTTCAAGTTCAGGGCGGTAAACGATGATCATGATTAGGAGAGAAGAACAGTGCAACCCAACCAGGCTAGGTGGGATAAGGCGAGAAAGATCAAGCCTTTTCCAGCACCATCGCGCTCTTGGGGTAGTAGAGCGAGAGACCGCCGATGCGCGCGTGCGCAGCAACGCTGAACTCCAGCGCCTGACGCAGGGGAGGCATGAACTCCAGAGGCTGCGGGATGTGCAGCTGCAGCTTGTCGGGGCTGCGGTCGTACACCACGATGCGGTCCTTGGACAGGGCACCACTCGACTTGGAGGCTTCGAGCTCGTTGATGGGCTCGATCGCCTGGATCATCGGGTTGGTGCGCAGGTAGAACTCCATCACGGTGGTGTCCGAGGTGGTCGACCTCGGGGTGGTGGAGATGATGCGGTACACGTTGTAGGGCACCAGCATCGTGTTGGGCATCTCCTTCATGTTGGAGTTCTGCACGAGGCGGGTGGGCACCTCGTTCAGCAGCGCCAGCATCTCGTCGGTGGTGACACCGGCGGTATCGAACCACTTGTCGGGGACAAGCTTGTCGACTTGGTCGTTGTTGAAGAAGCCCTTCATGCCCGAGGGGGAATCACCGAAGTAGGCGATTTCCTGCACCTTCTCCTCGTAGGCGCGGCGCACGGCGTTGGCACGGCGCTGCTCCAGGTTCATGCCGGGCACCATGGCGGCGGCACGGGTTTCCTGGATCGTGTAGGCGAAGGAGGCGCCGAGGCTACGCACAGGGTGCGTGACCTCTTTGCGCAGCACGTCGGCGCGGGGCAGATCCTGGGCCTTGTCGCCGATCACCTTCATCGAGCCTTGCTTGTCGAAGACGCGATAGGTGAAGGAGTCGGCGCCAGGACCAACCTCGGTCGAGATCGGGATCAGCTGGCTGTACTTGATGTCGGCGTACTCGACCTCGAACGTGCGGCTGAGAATGGTCTCAAGCTCACGGGCGAGAAAGACGCCGACCTCGTCGTTACGGATTTCGTTGGTCATGGGAGGAAGCTCCGTGATCAGTCGGCGGTGAAGGTCATGCCGGGGATGTCAATCTCCAGCAGGGCCAGACCAGCGGCCGAGGTCTCAGACACCCAGCGAGCGCCGGCGGTGATCTGAATGGTCTTTGTCGCAGCGGCGGTCTTCGAGAAACGACCGAGCAGGGCGCCGGTGACGGTGCCGGAGTGGTCAGCCTTGAAGAAACGCACAGCATCGCCGAGGGCGATGGCGGCGGTGGAGTACACCCAGACAACGCCTTTGGATACGACGTTGACGGTCTCCTTGTCGGGGTAGCCGACGCGCCCATCGGAGTACAGCGGAGTCGGCACTGGGGTGTACACCATGCCGCCGCTGGCACCTTCGGTAGTCAGAGAGCTGACTGCGATGCCTTGGACGTTCGTGGAACCCGTAGCGATCTCGACGGCATAGGCGTCGTTGGTGCTCGGGCTGTCATCCGTCATCACCAGCACGCCATAAGGGATGGCGACGCCGGACTGGTTACGGAAGCTGCGGCAGACATAAGCCTGCAGATCAGCGATCATGCCCTCGTGACCAGCAACCTCGCGCAGCGGGTAGCTGCCCTGGGCACCGGTGGGGCTGGAAACGGTGGTGGCGGTAAATGCAACGGCCATGGAAGGAACTCCTTACTTGGTGGCAGTGAGGGGACGCTTCCAGGCATCCGCCTGCTTCGCGCGGTAGCTATCTACCGGGGAAGCGGGGCCACGACCGGCACCCTTGAGGGCGTCACGGAGGGTGGCGGTGCTGTCAGCGCGGTCGGCGGAGTCTTCCTTGGTTTCGCCGTCGCCGGCGTCCTCGGGTTCATCAGCGCCTTCCTCTTCTTCGCCTTCACCCTCGGCGTCGGTGCGGGCGGCGAGAATGCCGTCCACAACGCCTTGGATGTAGGCGGGCTCAGCGTCTTCGCGAGGAGCGGAGCCGGTGAGGTTTTCGAAGGCTTGGGTGTAAAGCGCGGCGTCGTCGATGCCGTCGAAGTGGAAGTCTTCGGCGAAAGCGGGAGCCAGCTTCTGGAGGGTGGAGAGACGGGCAGCCACGAGTTGGTCGATCTCGGCGGTGTCCAGGCGGGGAGCGCTGGAGTCGAGTTCGGCGAGACGCTCTTCGAGGGCGTCAGCGCGGCCTTCGGCGGCCTCTTTCTCGTAGGCGATGGAGTCGTAATCGTTCTGCAGCGAGTCGAGCTTGGAATTCAGCTCGTCGCGCTCGGCAGTCACAGCTTGGAGTTGGCGCCCCATGTCCCGTGCGAAGGACTGGACCGCGGTGGCTGCTTCTGCGGGCAGATCGATCTCCAGGCCGTCGAGTTTGACGGATGCCATAACGGGAGATGCAGGTTGACAGGGCTGGAGCGCCGATCCGCTTTCACGGATCCACTCGGGGTCGAAGGAGACGGCATCGGCCGAATCCATGCGATCCATTAGGAGTCGAACCTCCGGGCCAGCCCGGCCGCGGGGAACGATGGCGATGTGGTTGACCCGGATGTTGCGCTGGACGCCGGCATACTCCTCGCCCTCGGGGGTGAGACCAGGGGTGGGGTCGAAGTCGACTTTGTAGCCGGCGGATACCTCTGTGGCATCCTTGCGCTTGATCTTCTCGATCGCGTCTTGGTCGGTGACGACTAGAGCGACTTCGACGAAGCCGTCGTTGTACCGGACCTGACTACCGGAGTAGCCGATCTGGTACTGCTTGGTGTTCGCCGAATCGAGAAGGACCGGGGGATGGCCCCAGGTCGCGGGTTTCATTCCGAACGTCGTGAGGGAGTCAGGGTTGCTGACCTCCTCCGGCGGGCGGTATTCCCGAACTTGAGAGCCGTCTGCACGTCGGTAGAGCTGGGTCCCCGTGCGCGCCGCACGACACCAGACGCGGAGGTAACCCTCCTCGGTGGTTTCGCTTCCCGTGATGGGCGCGAAGTCGTAACGAGAAACAGACGTTTCCATGGCGTCAGATTACGTGATTTCTGTGTAGTGAGTAGCCTTAAACGGTGAGCGGGTAGTCGTAATGGCCATTCACAGGCAGTTGGCAATATGTCGCAGGATTCGCGGCTTGCGTATTGCTGCTGGACTGACGCAAATGCAAGTTGCAGAGGTGCTTGGGGTCAGTCAAGCTGCTTATAGCAGGCTAGAACAGGGTGAGATTGAGCTGCCGCTCAGTAAGTTGTTTGCGCTGACTGAGTTGTACAGTATTACGTTGCAGCAGTTAATCGCAGGAATTTAAGCGTTATAGACTTCTGTGTGCCAGACAACGGCTCCTTCGGCAATTAAACGCTGTTTGATGTCTGTAGCTTCATGCACCGGGCACAGCAGGGTCTGGGCTCCGGCCTGGTTCCAGAACCACAGGCGGGTGAAAGCGTGCTCGGGGGGCTTGGGGGGTTTCACCTCGGTAGACGGCACGCGCGCTCGGGAGATCTGGGGTCAGTCTGCGGAGTTCAGGCGCGGCGCGACGTCTTGCCCGAGCACTTCCACTTAGCCCGCGAGAGGCACAGCGGCGTGTTGCGCTCGGCGCCGGCGCAGTTGTAACCCTCGGATTTCATGTCCCCGAAGCTGCGGGCGCAGTAGCGGTCGCCTTTGTCGGTGCCGGGGGCGATGCGGTAGCCCTTAGCGCCGAAGCGGACGGTGTTTTTGCGGCCGGTTTCGGGGTTGGTAACGGTCTTGGAGTACTTCTTGCCGTCCTCGGTGTCCTTCTGAGCGCGGGGCTTGGTAAGACCGGAGGAAGCGGGCACGCAGTTGGGCACCTCACGCTTGCCCTTGCGCTTCATACCGGCTTGGACGTAGCCCTCCCAGCAGGCATCACGCCGAGTAGGCGGTTGCAGTTGGACCGGGGCGTAGGTCTGGATGTAGTTGTCGCGCCGCGGCTTGCGGTAGCCCGGCTCGTACTGGCGGCGTAGCTTCTCCACGGTGAGGTTGTGGGTCCGCATGCCACTGCGAAGCGAAGCGCGGGTGGCCTTGCCTGCTGCGTACATGGCCTGGCCGACGGCGGTAGCTCGCTCGACTTCGGATTGAGCGGCGCGGCTGAAGGCGCGCTCGGCGGCTTGGTTGGCGCTACGCGCTTCCTTGTGGAGGCGCTGGGTCTTGGATGGAGGGCGGATGGCGCGGAGCGCTTCACCCGTGAGCTTCATCGAGGGCTTGCGTGCCGTGACGCGGTGGACGACCTCGGTGACGGCGCGCTGGGCTGTGCGCTGGGCAGCGCCGGGTGCGCCGAGGATGGCTTTGCGGCTGCCCTTGTGCAGAAGTGCGGCACCAACGACCCCCGCGGTGAT